TATAAAACATGCAGAGGGGGACTGGCTGGAAATCAAAGCTGCAGATGTGGGTAAGGCGCGGAAAGAAGCAGTAAGGGCAAAGGGATATATAACGATTTATCGTGAAGATTATGTGAATGCACTGCAAATCACAAAGGGACATATCTTTAAAACAAAGCCGGATGTAAATGGCGTAGAACTTAAATATTACGTTACGGATGAAACCGTCATTCCTGCAGGAGAGCAGACAGGAAAAGTTTTAGTGGAAGCAGAGCAGACAGGAACAGCATATAATCTTCCTGCGGATAAGATCACAGTGTCCATGATCCATTTGGATGGAGTATCAAGTATCAATAATGAAGAAAACTGGTTATATGAAGAGGGTGCTGATATTGAAGATCTGGAGTCTTTAAGGGAAAGATGTCTGGAAGCATGGTCTGAACTGGCAGAACGCACAACAGCGAGTAAATTAAAGAGCGTGGCAAAAGCGGTGCCAGGAGTACTGGATGTGCAGATAAATGATCAGCATCCAAGAGGACAGGGAACAGCAGACATAATCATCACAAGTACTTCAGGTGCAGCCACACAGGAGCTTCTGAATAAAGTTGAGGCAGCAACAGAGTATTTAAAAAATAATTATGATGATTTTTTATTTAAGTCATCTACGATCGTGAATGAAAATATCACGGTAACGATATTTATTGCCAAAGAAGCATCAACGCAGGGAGTGGCAGAGCAGGCAGAAAATGTGATTTCCAGCTATATGCAGATTGCAAGCAGGAAAGAACTGAACTGTTTATATCTGGATGATCTTAGGTATGCGCTGAAAGAAAGAATCAGTACATATAAACGTGCCGAGTTCTCAGCCCCGGATACAGATATAGAACTTGAAAAAGGAAAAGTTATCATGCCGGGAAAAATTTCCGTGACCGTCACAAATGTTGGAGGTGCGTAAGATGGAGAAATTTGCTGATTTCATGTATTACCTGCTAACGTCCCCTTTCAAGCGGATAAAAAAGTCACAGAATCAGTGGTACATTTTATTTCAGGTATTGGGATCATATATGGATCATGCAGGAGAAATCTTATATGAGGCAAGAGAGCAGACAATGCTTGCAACCTGTGATGCATCCATGCTCCAGAGCCATGCAGATGATCGCAGCATAGTGAGATATCCTGGAGAAACGGACGAGAACTACAGAAAAAGGATCGCTAATTATACTGAGGTATGCAGGCTGGGTGGAACTAATCAAGGAATGATCCTCGCAGTGAGAAAGCTTGGGTTTGATGATGCGGAAATTAAAACCGCAGTAGAGCTGAAAGGTGATACGGATAGATGGGCAGAATTTTATGTGACCGTGCATCAGGATATTGATAAGGAATATCCGATAGGTTTTGATATTTTAAAAAGCGAGGTGCGGAAGGTCAAATATGTAACTGCTAAAGATAATTATATATATCTGTTTTTGATAAAAATTATTACTCCGCCAGCAGAGCTGAAGCTTAAAAGTAAATCAGTAATTAAGATTGATAATTATAATTATTTGAGACTTGATGGTACATGGTCGTTAGATGGATCACAGACACTGGATGCATCTTATAGAAAGTTTTTAGTGAAGCAAAGAAGCCGGATACAGTTTACTACACCGACCGGAAGAGTTGGAAGCATCAATCGTGTCGTAACACATAATGATTGGTGCCTCGATGGAACTTATTTATTAGATGGAACAAAAGAAATGGATGCATACAGATTTGAGGAGGAGATTGTATGAAGCAGGTAATTACAGAGGCAAAGAGAAAAAAGATTGCAAAGGCATTACATGATACCGGAACTATTTCCAAGATAAAATATATTGCAGTTGGATCAGGTGGCGTGGATGAGAATAATGAAGTATTAAGTCCAAGCGAGACAGCTACAGCATTAAAACATGAACTGCTTAGAAAAGAATATACATCCAGTCAGAAAATCAGCGATACATGCTATGAATACACGCTTGTAATTGAAGCTAATGAACTGGTTGGCGAGTATATCAGTGAAATTGCATTGATCGACGAGGATAATGATATTATTGCAATCGCTAACTTCCTTCCGAAAGGTAAAGATCAGATGGAAGATTCATTTGCAATTCAGGATATGTATTAGAGTTTAAGTGAGACAATGCTTATGAGAAAGATCATTGAACAATTTATATTAATTTATCTGAAAACGTGTCGAGGACACGAATTTTACAGAGATAACCTATATGTGGGGATGTATCGATTCAAACCAAAGAGCGAATCTCAGATACGTCATGAAATAGAAATTGAAAATAAGTTTGCAGAATGATACAAAAATTAGGAGGATATTTATGTCAAGTTTGAATGTTAATCCGGAATTTAATACAGAGATGGAACAACTCACACCAGAGACACGAGCACATGCAGACCGTTTTAATGAGCGATATGGACAGCTGCTTGGAAATGATGCGTTTTTAAAGGGAAAGCTTGAAGATGCGAATACAAATATTGAGAGAGCAATGGCTGTTGCTCAAGGCAAATCTGCCGGATATGTATTTAATACATATTCAGAATTAATTGCGTATATTGCTGTTCCTGAGAACGCGGAGAAATTCCGCTTGGGTGATCAGTTTTTAATAAAGGCAAAGGATGTACCAGACTATTGGTGGGATAATACCGTAACAACTGCACAGACAGATTCTGCCGGAAATGTGATATCTGGAAAAAATACGTCCGGTAAAATAATTGGTGCGCTGGTAGAACTCGAAGCAAGAAAAATTGATTTGTCCAAGTATGATGCAAATGATGCAGCGTTATTTAATAACATGTCCGATCAGTATAGTTCTGCCAGAACATATGATGTTGGAGATATCTGCATTCATAATAATGATTTATATAAATGCGTTACGGCAGTAGAAGCCGCAGAAACATTCAATGCATCTAAGTGGAATAAGACTTCATTGGCAGCACTGCACGCAGAGCAGGAGAAAAAAATTTCTGAGAATAACCAGAGTTTAAATAATTCAAAAAAAACGTATATCAATTTAGCACTGCCAAATGTTACTGCTGACGCGAAAGCTGTCTGCGATTATATAAATAAAAATTATTTACTAGGGCAGTTATCTCCTGCATATACAGTCGAATTTGATGTAGTTGCATCAAATGCAGATTGGTTTTCTGGTACTTTGTCCACGGATTTGCTTACATTAGCCCAAGGAAGAACCGTTTGGGGCTTTGTCCAACAACGTACCTCATCAGCAGAAAACAGTACTTTATATAAATACTTTGCAAAGGGAACAGGAGGTGCTAGTTCAGTAAGTGCTATTGATGAAACCATTTCTGATCCAATGTTCTGTGAGAGCATTCCGGGAAGAAATCAGATTACAGATTTTTTAAATGTAAACTTATCCAATCGCAATAGTGATATTAATAAAATACATTATTTTGGTTCGGATAATCCTGCCACAGCATTTACTAACAGCCCATATACAGCCGGTCCTTTTTACGGTTATCGGGTAGTGAGATGGTGTTCTGAATCTGCTAATACATATCATTTAGTGACTGTGGAATTACATGAGCAATATCCTATTTCTGGACGCGTTTGGTCAAACACTTATGATATTAATAATAGAACATGGTATGGCTGGAAATGCAATCAGGGTAATACATTTATTGATGTTGGAACTGTTTTAAAAGGTACCACAACTATTTCCGCAGGTGCCACAGTAACTTATACAGCAACACGAGATTGCTTTGTAAATGTGGCCGCATATGCTCATGGCAGTGGGCAAAATACAAAAATATATATTAATAATGTCTGCATTTTTAGTCCGTACACTAATAATGGTTCTGATGCTGGTCTTGTGATTGTAGATAAAACTGTACCATTAAAAACAGGACAAACAATTAAAATTGAGAATGGCACATACACCACTAGTTCTTATGCTATTTTTGCAGCATTTTAACTCTAGGTATTTGCAAAAATTCATTATTGAGAAAGCACAAAATAGATATAATATTTTCTGCTTTCTCAAAAAAGATATAGCGCACTAATGAAAAATGTGATATTGTTCTTATATGGAGGTGACGGATATGCCATATAATGAAAAACAAAAAAGCTACACAATGAAGTATTTGAGCAAACTGAAAGAAATAAGATTCAGAGTAAAACAAGACGAGTATGAAAAATATGAAGAGGCTGCTAAGAAAGCAGGATATTCCAGTCTTAGGCAATTCTATATAGATGCAATCAATGAAAAGATTGAAAAAATCGATAATATAGCGCACTAATCTATTGACATATAGCGCACTATATATTATAATTGTATTATCAGATGAGGCAAGCAACAACTGAAATACAGAAAAGAGGTAAAAATGGAAGAAATGGGAATGACAAATGAACAATACAAAGGGATGTTACTTGATGAGTTGGAAGATTGGCAAGAGGTTTTAGAAATTGCAAAAGAAACAGATAATGACAAGATCATTAAAAAGGCTGAAAAGCAGATTCAAAAGATAAACGAGAAATTGAAATTTTAAAGGAATAACAGAGAGGGCGGGCTTGCCACCGCTCTCCGCTAAAAGAATTGTAGCAAACTAAATAGTAAATATCAAGACCGGCTGAAATATGCCGGTAAAAAAATACCATCAAAAGAACATATGTTCGAAAAAGAAAAGGATAGGAAAGTCACAACCTACCAAAGCCTTGACAATCCTATCCTTACACAAGCACAAATGCTCATATGAAAACTATACTGTAAAGTTGGCATTTGCGCAAGTTTAAAAAGAAGGAGAAAATAGATCATGAATAAACTGGATGTGCAAAATGCTATATTAAATGCAATGACACCATATTTAGACGATGACCAGCTATATCAATTGAAAAATACGTTGATAGAACAATTATATGGTATGAATATTGTGGAAGAAGAAACAAGATTATCGGTAGTAGTTATAAAAAATGTGTTGCTTAATATATAAATTCTTATTAATTTTGACACAAAAAATGCAAATAAGTTTTCTTAAAATACTTCCCGAAAACGCACTAAAATTTGTGTCAAAAAAAATGAGAATTTGTGTCAAAAATTTTGCGCAGCTACA